TCATGCCAAGTGAAATTAAATCTTCAAACTTCTCTTTGGCTAAATCACTTAAATCGTCAAGTTCTTTATCACTAATGTCTAAACTATCTACAAATGGTAGAGCAGCGTCTATTTTATCAATGGCTTTATCTACCTCTTGTATGATAGCACGATTTTCTTCAATACTGGATTTGGCTTCTTCTGAAGAGGGCTCTTCAGGTGTTGGTAAGTTGAATAGCTGGCTTAATTTGTCTGTCATATGGTTTGATATACTTCTTCAAGTAATGTTCTTTTATTTATAGCCAGATTTACCCTATCCCAACTAATAGATAATTGAATAGATATTTGCCGTCTATTTTTGCCTTGGTTATATAAATTCCATATTTGTTTAATTGTTTCAATATTTTTAATGGCATAATTTTTAAATATAACTGTACCATGTTCAGGATTTTTTTTTCCTTTTCGTGACGCTGCTGATTTAAGGCAATTATTTAATCTATTCGCTATGGCTTTATCAGTCCAAACTTTATTTAAATTATATTGACGTGCTCCTTCACCGCGACGTTTATATTCATCTGTTGATTTATCTACAGTTGCAAAATAATTGGTTGTTTTAATAGATTGTGCTTTACGACGTTCTTCTGTCCAGTAGTCTGTACGGACTATACTAGCTAATTTTCTAGCATGCTCATACCACCTACTAGTAATAGAATAATTACTACGATTGCCTACACGTCTGATACTCATTATCATAGTTAACGCCTTTGACATTTTATAACGCATTCTACCAGTGGTCATTTTTGTTAATAAAAGATGGCACACAAAATGTTCTCTAGCAGTTAATTTAACCAAATTTGATTGTTCGTTGTTACCACCTAAACTTCTTGGTATAATATGATGTCTTTCTATGTATGTGTCTTTTGGTAAAGTTCTTGTTTGTGCATTAGAAATAATGCTATTATACCATTTAGTATATTTGTTCTGAATAAATATCATTGCTGTAACTCCTCACAGTTATAGAGTAGGTGGATGCTCTAACATCGCGACCTACACTTTATTTATCTCTTTTGGTTGCGGTACAAGTCAAACTCGGTTACAACACGAAATCGCATGTTATTAGCTCTAGCCCAACTATCCGCAGCTGCCCACTTGGCCATATTAATTGCTACACTTAATTTATCACGATAGCTACGAGCACCTTCCATAGTTGTTTCTGTCGAAGGTTTGATTTCTACTAGTTCTGTGTGTTGCTTTTGATTAGCATCCACGTAGACTACTAAGAAGTCTGGCACGTAGATTGTTTGGCGTCCTTTGACTGGATTGTAGTAAGGAATGCTGACGGCTTCACTGGCCCAATTTAACACTGCTGGATTGTTATCACAAAAACTCATAAAGGTAAACTCCCAACTGCTACGATAGGTAGGTACACGTTTACCCATATATTTCTCAGGGTTCTTTACTGTATATTTTCCTGATGCAAACTTGGCCATGATTTATGGCAATATTGCCCTTGTGATATACTTGCTGGTTTGTGGAGTATTGCTTAATCCCAATAGGCTGGTACCGACTCTATTAAAATTAAGAAACATAGTTAGATAAGCATTTAATTCATTAGGTTTTAATTTACGAAACTCGTCAATTAATTGCATTGGTTCAATATTTTGTTGCTGTGCTGTATATAAAACTGCGGCCGCTAATGTAGCTCCGCTATCTTTGTTACCTGTTAACTCTTGGAAATATCCTATAACAGCATCATTGACATTTTCGCTGACTGTGTTTATCTGAGTGAAAAAGTTATCAAAATATCCTGTAGTTGTATTATTGTTTGATGCTGGTGGTAAATTGCCGTAGACTGTCATTATCTATCCTCCAATGATTCCAGAATTAACGGATGGAATTTGACTAGTTTGTGTATTGATATTTTGTATACCATTGATAGGAGTAGCTCCCTTAGGAAAAGTAGGAACTGCTTTACTAATACCGTCTTGGACACTGCTAGGTGTAGGAACAAACACTGTGCTTTGTGAATTTTGACCTCGTAGTATACTTGAAGCCACTAATGACAATGCTGATACTCCGCTAGTAGCATCTTGATTTTGGAAAGCATTAAACGCCCTGACCGCATTAAAGCCTGTAGTACCATACGTACCAGTATTTAAATTATTCACTCCACCGATCGTGCTTTCTATCAAACCACCTAGATTAAAGGAATTAGTTAGCCCATTTTGGGATAATGGACTTGCTGTATTATCGTAATGGATAATATCAAATCCTGTGACTGTGCCTGCACTGACTAATCCATATTCATATTGTACTGCTTCGTAAGCAATAGTCATCGAATGCTCTAATGGTGTATAATCACCCTGCATGTGTTCACCGTGTTGGAATGACTGTATAGTTGGTCTGAACAATACATATGAACTAAAAGATTTTTGATGCAAACTGTAAATTCGAATGGCGTTAATATAATTAGGTGTGCCTGGACCTTGAAATTTTGGACTGAATCCCCAATTTTGTGATTGGCGTTGTTTGTATTTGTAATCTTGACCGTACAATGCCTGGCTGTGATCAGCATCTCTATAATAGTATGAATAATATCCATACCAGAAATTACGTATAACATCTGCACTGTCGTCGTGGAATGTTAATGATATTGGATCATAGTTAATTCTTTCCTGCACAATATTTTTTCTATTGTAGGCATTCATAATTGAATTTTGCACAGTAAACTTAGGTAACTGAGCTGTTTTAGCTAGTAGGCCAATTTCATATAATGCCAATGGATTTTCAGGATCTTGTTGTGCTATTGCAGGATTTAATTCGATGAACACGTGGAACAACGAATTCATCTTAGGACTTAATCTATAGAGTCCGTCGATGAAAGTACGTGCCGCATGTTTGTAGTCTCTTAGACCAGGTTCGCCAGCGGTTGTACCGTTTAAATATGTATTAAAAAGACCAGACATAAATTATTCCATTTATATTATTTATCGAGAAAAAAAAAGCCCGGATTTTAACCGGGCTTTGTTATTAGTTTTCCTCTGGATTAGCCAGTAATTGTAGTGCCTGTTGTTCTTGTTATAGCACCGCCAACACCTGAACCAACTGGTGTTTGAATAGCATTATCGTAACGGATAGTCAATTGAACAGTCACCGGATCATTTGTTGCATAGTCAACATTTTGATAATCAGCTTGTGTTAAGAAGCAACCATCTAATTCCCATGTTTCAAGCACAACTGGGTTAGCTGTACCATTACCACCATCAAGGATTTCAAGTAGTGTTTGGAATTTGTAATCAATGCCTGAACTTGCTGAAGCTTGTTCATAGAAGTCAAATTGTTTCTGTAATTGTTCGCCGATACGTTTAGAAACTTCGCCTGATGCATCATCACGTAGTGTGCAAGTTACAGTATCCCATGCAGGTTTGCCTGCTAGATAGATTTTACTGTTGTAAACATCGATAGTGATTGGATCAAATGTCACTGAAGGACGTTTGAAATCCATCACTTGTTTTGTTAATTCAGTAGTTGGTTGAGTTACACCAAAGTTAATAAAAGTTACGCGAAAGCGGAACTTTAATTTTGGCATTAACAAGCCTTGATTGCTTGCGCTTTGGTTTGTACTTAACGGTACTGTAAATTTACTTAATGATGATGTTGCCATCTTTTTATTCCTTGTTTTATATATTTACCTGTTTTTCTATTACACTTAGGGAGGATCACTCCTCCCTATTAAGTGCGTATATTATTAACTAATTGTTAACGGAGCGCCTGTTGCTAATAAGCGTACAGGAATGTAAACAAATTCAATAGCTTTAACTGGTTTAACTGCGATATCAATGTACAATTCATTAGCATCAATACGATCCGGTGTATTGTTTGTTGTATCGCAAACTACTAAGTAGTCATAAACACCACGCTTAGCAACTAGATCATTGAAAATGCTGTTAAACGCTGTTGTTACTTGGCTACGTGTAATAGTATCATTTGGTTCAAAGATGAACGGGGCAGCTGTTTCTGCTAATACTTTACGTAGGTAAACCACTAATCT